AAAGGATCAGATGCTCTTGCTGTATCCTTTGATACACATATTGGTCACGATTATTTGTTAGATTATGAACAACGTTATGAGTCCTATCACAGAAAGGAGGAGAAAATTGAATTCGACCTTGAATACTTTAACAAGATCACAAAAGGTGGTCTACCTAATAAGACTCTCAATATCGCTCTTGCTGGTACGGGTGTCGGAAAGAGTCTCTTTATGTGCCATGTTGCTGCTTCCGTCTTATTGCAAGGCAGGAACGTTCTGTACATCACTCTTGAAATGGCGGAGGAACGAATTGCTGAAAGAATTGATGCAAACCTCTTGAATGTTCCTATTCAGGACATCGGAGATCTGCCTAAGCAAATGTTTGAGAGTAAGGTGACCAATCTTGCTAAGAAGACTCAAGGAACTCTGATCATTAAAGAGTATCCCACTGCATCTGCTCACTCGGGACATTTCAAGTCTCTTCTGAATGAACTTGCATTGAAGAAGTCTTTTCGTCCCGATATCATCTTTATTGACTATCTAAACATCTGTGCATCTTCAAGATATAAAGGTAATCTTTCTGTGAACTCTTATTCCTATATCAAGGCAATCGCAGAAGAACTTCGTGGTCTTGCTGTGGAGTTCAATGTTCCAATCGTTAGTGCTACTCAAACTACTCGTAGTGGTTATGGTTCTTCTGATGTGGAACTGACTGATACTTCAGAATCTTTCGGTCTTCCTGCAACTGCAGACTTAATGTTTGCTCTGATTTCTACAGAAGAACTTGAAGAACTTGGTCAAATTCTTGTTAAGCAACTTAAGAATCGTTATAATGATCCAACCATTCATAAGAGATTTGTGGTTGGTATTGATCGTGCAAAGATGCGTCTCTATGATTGCGAACAGTCTGCTCAAAATGATATTCTTGACAATAGACAAGAAGAGGAGTATGATTTTGAAGAAAGAAAACCAAAGAAAACATTTGAGGGATTTAAGTTTTGAACTACTATTCGGTATTTGACAAGAATGGTAAGAAAATTGCTGACTGTGCAAGTATCCAAGATGCTATTATGTTGGTTGAGTTTGATTCAACCAGAACCTATCGTCAGGTTAAACATCTCAATCCCGAGACAGTTAATGTCCCTCATGTAAGACTGGAAGATGATTTGCAACTTCCAGCACAACAAATTTTACCCCAATCTGAACTAGAACCTTTTATTGTATGACTATTGATCTTAACAAGTATGTGGAGTTCGTTGATACCACAACTTCCAAACCCAGTAAAGAATTTCCTGAGTTTGCTGACCGACTGAATGATCTTAAGATTCAAGGATTCCCCACTGAGCGACTGCTTACTGCTGCTGTAGGAATGTCTGCTGAGGCAGGTGAGTTTACTGAGATTGTTAAGAAGATTATCTTCCAAGGTAAACCAGTAAACGAAGAAAATCTATTTCACCTGAAGCGTGAACTTGGAGATATTATGTGGTATGTTTCTCAGGCGTGTATTGGACTTGATATTTCTATTGAAGAAGTTATTCAAATGAACTTTGAGAAACTGAGTGCTCGATATCCTGAAGGTGCATTTAGTATTGAACGTTCTGAAAATCGTAAGGAGGGAGATCTGTGAGTAAAGTAACACTTAAATTAGATACTCGCACTGCAGCAGCAGTTCGTCAAGTTTTGTTTGATGCTCAACGAGGTTACACTTATGATGAAACAAGTGTTCCTCCTCGTGTAGTTGATATCCGTAATGTCATTCAGCAACTTGATGAGAATCTTGAGTCACTTCTTGGTGACTGATAAATAATCCCTACGGGGATTTTATTGGGGAATTAGCACAGTTGGTAGTGCGCCTGATTTGCATTCAGGAGGTCAGGAGTTCGAATCTCCTATTCTCCATAAATAAAAATAAAAAAAAATGGCTGGAGAAGCGGGTTTTATATACGAAACCAAAATTCATAATGCGTTAAAGTCGCAGAAATTAGTTCCTCCAGGTTTTACTCCTGCAGGATCTGATGCTAATGCACCAGATGCTATGTTTCTATATGGTGGTAAAGATAATAAGTTAGAAATTAAACTTGACCTAAAAGCAGATTATGGTCAGGGATCATTATCGTATAATTTTAAAAAGAAAACCTGGGAACTTGGTGGTGCTAAAACTGCCTCAGCTCAAGAAATGCGTGACTTGTTAAATGCCGTTGGTATTCTTGATTTTGTAAATAAACAATGGGGTAAGCAAGGAGCACCTAACAAAGGTTTGATACCGTCAAAATCTTTCACTGATGATATGGTGAAATCGGATTATGCAAGATTCAAAGATGCTTTTCTACCAATCAACACTAAAGCACTTTGGGATTACTATGCGACTAAAAAAACTTACTATATCCAAGTAGGTGGATATGGTTTATACTATATGAAAGAAAATCCTGCTAAACTCCCTGTCCCACAGTTTAATCCCAAGTTAAGAATTCGTATTAGAGTTAAGAGGGGTGGTAGTAATCCGATAGACAATTATAGATTTACTACCGCACTACAGGTTGTGACAAAGCCAGGAAAATCTCCTTATGACTTAGATGAGGATGTTCAGTTTTTAAAGGCAGATTTTACCTCTTAATAAATATAAGTATATCAAAACAAACTATGAAGAGTTTTTTCCGATTTCTAACTGAGGCAAGTCAATCTCAGGCATCATTACAAGCAAAGAAACTGAATCTCAAGAGTGATGGGCACGGGGGATGGTATGATTCCCGTGGAGAGTTTGTTGCGAAAACTGAAGAAGGAAAACTCAAGTTTTATAATAAGGGGGAAAAAGTAGGACAGAGAGATGTTCCTAATCCCACAAAAGCAAAGGCAGGAACTCCTACAAAAACTAAAGCAGCAGCACAACCAACTTCTACACAAAAACCAGAATCAAAACCACCAGAGGAAACAGGAGAAAAAGGTTCTGAGAGTGATACTCTGACTGTAGTATTTGGTCGTTTCAATCCACCTACAGTAGGGCACGAAAAACTTTTAAAGTCTGCTGATAAGGTTGCTGTAGGTGGAGATCTTAAGATATATCCTTCAAGAACTCAGGATGCTAAGAAGAATCCATTAGATCCTGATATGAAGATCTCATTTATGAAAAAGATGTTCCCAGACTATGAAGAGAACATTATTAATGATGATGAGATGAAATCAATCTTTAATGTTCTGGTTGCTGCTTCCGAAGAGGGATATGCAAATGTAAATATCGTCGTAGGTTCAGATCGTCAAGCAGAGTTTGAAAACCTTGCTCAAAAATACAACGGTGAATTATATGACTTTGATCTGATCCGTGTGATTTCTGCAGGTGTTCGTGATGCTGATGCTGAAGGTGTATCTGGAATGTCTGCTTCGAAGATGAGAAAGGCTGTGATGGATGATGATTTTGAATCATTCCGTAAAGGAACTCCTAAAACTCTTGATGATGGTGATACCAGAGCACTTTTTGATGCTGTTCGTCAGAGTATGGGAGCAAAGAAATCTAAAGTTCAGAAGGAAGGATATGCTCTCTGGGAGATTGCTCCTAAGTTTGATATGCGCAACCTCCGTGAGCATTATATCACCAAGCAAATCTTTAAGATTGGTGATATTGTAGAGAACTTAAATACTGGATTAGTTGGTGAGATTATTCGTAGAGGAGCAAATCACCTTATTTGTGTGACTGAAGAGGGGTTTATGTTTAAGTCCTGGATCAAAGATGTGATGGAATACACTGAAGTCAAGATGGACAGAATGTATAGAGAACCAAATAAACCAAATACTTTAGTTGGAACAAAAGGATACCTTAAGTATGCTTTACAACAAACCTCAGGTGTCAAATCAGGAAAAGAGAATCTTCAATCTGGTGGTCGTTCATTTTTAGATTTCATAAATAAGTATAAGAAAAATAAAGTAAGTGCTTAGTCAAGATGTCTAACAATCCCCTGAACGATATTTCCAGAGTATATCTGGAGCAGGTTGCTGAGAAAAAACAAGAAGTTGAGATTGATGAAGCATCATACTCAGCAAAAGCAGCACGAGCAGGTAAAGATATTGGTAAACCAGGAAAGCAGTTTGCTAAGATTGCAAAGTCTGCTGCTGAAAGATATGGTTCTAAGGAAAGAGGTGAAAAGGTTGCTGGAGCAGTCTTAGCAAAACTTCGTAAAGAAGCACTTGATCCTGTAGGTAAAGAAGACAAGGATATTGATAACGACGGTGATCATGATAAGAGTGATAAGTATCTTCTGAATCGTAGAAAAGTTCGTGGTGCTGCGATTTCTAAGAAGAAAATGAAAGAGTCTTTCTCAAACTGGAGACAAGATCTTTCTGAAGTAATGGATGATGTTGAGGCAAAAAAGGAAATCAAGGAAAAAAAAGTAAACAATAAGATTACAATCAATCCTGATTTCAAAGAATCCGTAGAAAATATGGGTGGTCAGTTGATTGAAATGGTTGAGATTGAAGAAGGAATGACTATGAAAGACTTCAAACAACAAAGAAGTCGTCAGAAGCAAAAGGAAAAGAGAGCAGCAGAAAAGACTTCTTCTACTCGTAGAGCAGGTATTCATGCAGATAAAGCATCTCCTGAGAGAGCAGCAAGACATCGTGCTAATGTAGATCCAGACTTTGAGGGTAATGATGAAAGAAATTATCCTGGTGGTAAGTTAAATCCGAAGAAAGTTCGTAAAGCAAAAGCACTTGGAGAACTTGGTGAAGCAGTATATGGTGGAGAAAAACAAGAACCGAAAGATACTCGTTACACTGTAACTGCTGCTGATAAGAAAGGAAATACTACTGCGTATCAAAAATATAAAGCAGGTGACAAGAGATATAAGGCTGCTCCACATCTTGGTGAAGAAGTTCTTGATGAAAAGGCACTTAGTCAGCAACAGCAAAAGTTTATGGGAATGGTTTATGCTGTGAAGAAAGGTGAAATGGCAGCACCTTCAGCAGCAGTTGCAAAGGCAGC